CTTCTATCACTTCAAACACAAATGCGTCTTCTCCATATTCGTTCCAGTCTTGCTGGAAATGTTTGTTTCGGTGTGTGTTCTTTCGTAAGTCTCTTTTGTGTGATTGCAATCTACGTGGATACATGGTAGATTGTCCGATATACACCTTTCCGTTTATTGTGTTCGTTATTGAATATGTTGCTGCTGGGAGATTTTGGCGGTATTTCTTTTTTATTTTTTTATACCTTTTTTTATAGGTGGCAGTGTGTTTGTTAGCATGATACCATTGCTTGCTGTATTCTTCGTTGTCTTGACGCCATTGTTTAATATATTTTGCCGCGCACACCTTACATTCGGGGCGGATTTTCCATTGATGCAGCGAATACTTATATTGATGTCGTTCTTTTCTAAAATCACCAATCGGCTTCACTTCGCCACATTTGCTGCAAGTTTTATTCATTTTCTTCATAAAAATCTGAAGCTTTTCCTTCTCGCTTATCAAATTTACGGATGATCTCTTCATCCATAATCTCATAAACTCTATTTCGAAATACTTCTTCTTCCATCTTCTTTGCCCAACTGCCTGGTTGAAATCTGACAGTGTTACCATCAGCCATTTCCATCGTATACCACGAACCAGCACTAGACAAATATTTTGTGCCTTTAACTGCCTCAAAAAGACTTTCATCGTCTTGAATGCCTACGTTGTCCACTCCCCACAATATCTTGAAAAAACAGTTTCTTCCTTGTGTTCCAAAGCGAGATTTCTCTAGTTTTACCTTAACCTCTGAACCAATTCTGAATCCATTTTCATCTTCAACAAACGCAGATTTTGCTTTCCTTCCTGTTAGCCAAATACGCAGCGAATACGAATAATGCATTGCTTTGCCACCAGGCGTCATATATGGCGTTGTCATCGCTGTGACTCTCGCGGCTGGGCCACTGGTGATATTTGCCTTTAATTGATTCAACACCAAAAAGGTTGCTTGCTTGTCGGCAATCGGAATGATCAACTTTGACATACCCTTCGCCAAAATGCGTGCTTTCACTGCCATCGATGATTGAGGGTTAAAATCCCCTTCAATATCAGAGATTGCGGGAGTTAATGCCAGAGAATCCCAGACAAACAAAATTCGTTCTTCCGTCGCACCCAGCAACTCTTCGATTGTCTCTAAAACGAACTCGACAGAGGATGCTTGGATGTACATTAGTCGCTCCAGGTTGCACCCTGTCTGCTCCAAAAAAACTGGATCGATAGCAGACTCAGAGTCAAAATATACAACGAGCATATCCTGTTTCTGAGCGTTTGCTGCTATCTGTGCTGCCATATAAGATTTACCAGAACTATTAAGTCCAGCAATCTCTGTAATCTTACCAACAGGAATTCCAGCTAGCTTGCCTTTGCAGGTAATAGAATCTAACCAGCGCGAACCTGTGGAAATCCATTGTTTTACTTCTGTTGGATTCTCTCCAGTTAAATCATGGGCTACGTTTCTGCCTGCTTTCTTGTTGACGATTTTCATCAAATCATGCATTGATACTCTGCCAGGTTTTGTTGCTGCTTTTCTAGCCATTTATCCCTCCTTTAAAAATATGAGGCACCTGATAACCCTGTGCCTCCCTGTGGGAACAAATCTAGACTATTTTCCTGCCATTAATTCATTAAACGCTCGGTCGACTTCGCTTTTTCCGTCAGCGGGACCATACTTGGCAGTCTCAGTTGAACGCTCTTCGGCAGTTTTGTCGCCAGCTAATTGTTCATCGAGAATCGCGTCGATCTGTGTGGAAGAAAGACGCTCGAAAAGAGAGTCAAAATCAGGCATACGATCAAGGAGGGCGGGGATCGCTTGCTCATCTTCCAACAGAGCCGATGTATTACGACGCATTTTTAGATTTGTCTGAGGGTAAGCACCGGGCTTAGTAGGCTTAGTGTAAGTAAGAGTGATATCAGTACCCTCAGAGGTATCTGTGACATCACCATATTCTGGATCAAGAATGTATCCCAAAAGCAATTCATAAGCTTGCTTCCCATAACCATATACCTTGATTCCTTCACTCTCTCTGCCGCGAACGACGACAGGTGAGAAAAAACGAGCACGAACAAAAAGCGACTTAGCCAACTTTTTACTCTCCTCGTCATTGTTTTGTGTACCTTCACGCCATAATGAAGACGCAAATTCGCAAATTGGGCAATTGTCGCCAAAATTACGTTTCGGACACATAATACCTCCGCGATGATCTCCAACGTTATAGTGGAAAGACACCTCTTTCAACGGATCGCCATCTGCAGTAGGCACGATACGAATATCAGTGTCTCCTTCATCTGGGCGAAACCAGACAGATGTGTTATCGCCGGTATTCTCTCCTCGCAATGTAGCGAGTTTCTTTTTCATTAGTTCCATATTGATTCCCATAATTTATCTCCTTTTTTTGATGTTTATGAGTTCGCAACAAGCGTTCCTTGTTACTTTATTATAAAACACTCAACGTAGCATGTCAAGCGTTATTTTGGATTGCATTGGTGTGGCTAATGCAAAAGCCAAAGTCTTGTTCTAGTGATGTCTCGTATATAGCATACGAGATTTTCCGAAAAGCATTTCTCGGCTTTTCTTTCAAAATATTTACCAACTTCTTGTGAAGTCCTCCTTCTTCTCTCATTCGTTTTTCGTTTATACACATATAATAACACAACTCCCTATCGATGTCAAGCGCAAAACACCACTTTTCTTCAAGAGTTTTCATATTCAGCATTGCAATCGATCTAATACGATTAATCTCAGATGGCTTTGAAACTTGTCCGATTTCTGGTTCTGTGTGTTCAAAGAAATTTAAATAATGCATTGTCGAAAAAATCGAACTGTTCAAGGTATCATAATAATCCTTAACTGGAACGTTTTGTAGTATGTTTTCCAAATTTAAATTCGAAAACAAAGTAATGGAGTTTAAAAGCCCAGAACGAGCATACTCTTGTAAAATACCAAAAACAGCTTTTTCAATCAATCGAGGAACACCAGTAAGCAACTCAGTGTCAGGTTTAATATAAAAAACATTTACCTTTTTATCTTTAATTTGTTCAAGTATCCCAAGAGCATAATTTGAACTATACGATGCCCCCATAACAATAAACTGCACATCATTATCAATGTCTTTGAAGAACTTTTTAACATTCGGAATGTTCTCTTCATATTCCTCTGGCTTGTCGTATTTCTTCAATTTAAACTTATACTTAGATGCGCGTGATACGTTACTGTTCATTAAATACACATTATAATTTGATGTATCAGCAAACTTCTCTGCGATAGCAGACGCCGCATTTCCTAATCCAATAATTGATATCATAATTTAAGATCTTCTAACTCTAAATAGTTCTTACCAGCCTTCAAATTAACTAAATAATTGCCCAATCGGTTTTCTGAAAATACCTTTTTAATATCAACAATGTAATCACGCTCATCGTCGGTAACATCCAATACAATTTCGTCATGGACAATATGCGAAATGAATGATTTCTTACCGGTTAATAATTCATCAATTTGAACAGCTTTTTCTAATACCAGATCGGCAGTTGTGCTCTGCACAAGATAATTTAACGCCTTCCTCTCTCCAACCATCAATTTACGGCCAAATGGCGTTGTAACGCTACCATCGGCATACCATCTGTCAAGTGCTTTATTTTTATCGTATTCTCTGCTTTTAATGTCATTCGAATCTGGATTATATAGCCACGCAAAGAATGTCGTCTTCACTTCTTCCCTTGTTAGAGTGCGATTACCAAATACATTTTTCATATTCCAATCATGAATATCCTCTTGTGGTTGCGAATCGCCACACAATGCCAGAAATGTCCTCACTTCGGCGCCATTGTAATCTAGCGAAATAAACCAGTCATTCTTTGGCTTAATCAACTTCCGCATTTCTTTCATCATCGTGAGAATAGGAAAAGAACCAGGAGCAGTGGTTAATCTGCCTGTCACGGTGCCGAAAAGATTGTAATCGATGTATCGTTTTCCATTGAGCAATTTTTTGATTTTTTCACGAGCATACGAATTATAAAACAACGTTTTACAGTCCTTATTGTTAACTTCCAAATCTTGATATTTGATTTTGTACAACAATTTTGCTAGTTTATCCAAATGATCATAGTTTACTGGTTTTTCAAAGTTTTCAAAAACGTGCTTTGTTATCTGATTCTTTGCTTCACAAAACTGCAGCAAAAAGTCATTCGGAACTAAATCAAAAAAGCAATGTTCGTGCAAATTGATCCTACCGATTCGAAATGACTTCAGATACGCCACAAAACGGCGCTGGAGTCTTTTGAAATCATCAAGCATATCCGCTGAACATGCCTCTTCTAAAGACAAACCAGAACACAACAATGAAGCATACTCCACGTTTGGATCTATGATGGATCCTGTGTATTTCCAGGTTTTTGTTAGATTTGTTGGAATATCGTCAAAGTGTAACTTACCATCGACATATATACCGACACATTCCGATTTATCATCCAACGTTTGAAATATCAAGGTTCCTCCGCATCACGTCTTGCTTTCTGTTGTATACTAATATAACTCATTGAGCCGCGATAGTCAAATGGTTTATTTAAAATTCTTTCAAAATTATATAAACTTCTTCCAACGCCATGAATTCTATACAATGCAATGCTATCTGAAATTAATTTGTCCTGTTCGTGTGGTTGAAATTCTGACTCTTCTTCTAAAAAACGAATTTTGAGATATAATTCTAAAAAATATATATCGCTAAAATCTTCACTTAATTTCCCCTTCGAATAATCAACCGGCACAACAACCTTGGTGACAGTTCTTCCGTTGCACTCTTCATTTATCAATATCTTCTTCGGCTTTAGTTTATTATACAGGTTTAATAATAAAAATTTAAACTTTTTATAATACCCAACGTGAGCGGGGATATATGCCGATTTTATAATATCATCCAATG